GATGTCTTGAGCAAACCCGTTTTAACGGCGGTACTATCTCTGTCGGGCCAGGTCACTACGGTGACATTTCCGAGCTCAGAGTAGGTGTCGCAAAACAGAAGGGTAAGCTTAGAGTCGTTACAATGCAGAGCGCGCGTGTTAAACGGGTTTTAGTTCCCGTTCACGAAGCGCTCTACGATCATTTGACTTCTTACGGCTGGTGTGTACGAGGGGACGTAACAAAGTCAGACTTTGCAGCTATTGTGGCGGATGTAGGCAAAGGAGAATCGTATATCTCCGGCGATTATTCCGCTGCGACAGATAATATACTACCTTGGGTAACTGAGGCAGTAACTTCTGTTTTAGCTGAGTGTGAAGATCTGACGGACGAGGAGAGAGGGATCATGTTGGCAGCAGTGGGTGACCTTCATTTGATGTCTAAGTCTCGTAAGACGAAGACATTATTAACAAGGAAGCAGATGATGGGTAACTTGTTGAGTTTCCCAATTCTCTGTCTCATCAACAAGGCTTGCTTCGACATCTGCTGCGATTTGACATGGGGTCAAGGTAAGAGGAGGGTTGGTAGGTTTAATGGCGATGACTGCATGTTCGCTGGCGATAGGGCCTTCTTCTCTCTTTGGGAGAAGGTCACTTCGACCTTTGGACTAGTAGTCAATCGCCAAAAGACTGGCTTTTCGGAAGCCTGGCTCGACCTTAATAGTCAGCCTTACCACGTACCATCCTCCACCCTTGTTCCCCGTCATTGTCTCTCTTTTCTTCGGCCTTTCAGAAATGATTGTGTCGATCTCCTCGGGGAGGTGTGGAAGGGTACAAAAGAAATGCGGCATAGTGTACGCCAGTATGCAATGTCCGTTTTAGCACGGCACGAGATTGTCCTACGGGACTTTTGCGTGGCCAATGTACCCCGATACGTAGTATCTGGGCTTATGAAGAGGTCCTGGTTTAGACGTTGGAGGGGATCTGATCCCGTTCCTCCAGAAATAACCGGGGTCTCACGCGCCGACGATGTGGTTGTCGCAGACCCTCCCCGTGAGGATCTGTTTTCGATCGTAGACGAAGCGCACTCAGAAGCAGAACGGCGAAGATTAGCCTATTGGACGGGTAAGCCACTTTCATTCGACAGTAGACCAGTTTGGGAGAATTCCCTCACTGGCGGATATCGGAAGATCGTAGAAGTCTTGCCTGGCCCTCAGGTGAAATCTATTCGCCGCCAGGGACGCCCTCCCCTCCCCCCCCTAATCTCATCCAAGCGAAGTACAAAGAAATTCGTAAAGGTAGTTAGTTGGAAGTTTTCTTGGTCAAAACCAGTTCTTGACTGGTTTAACCTCGAATTCGGTCCAGCCGGTTTTGCCAACTATCCTAAGTGGGGTCCTGATCATCCTCGTATGGTCCCTCATGCCGAGTGCAAGAACTTCGTAAGGTTGAGATTTATAGTCCCAACACCTCCGTTATTGATGCCACCGGGCCCTTGGGGCATTTGATGGTGTTGATCAGTGGGTTTCTTCCAATGACGCTAATCCCCCTATAGGGACCACGCCGAAATTGCACACGCCCCACTCTCCTAAACTAGCTGATCTCCCAAGCAGTCCCCTTCGGGCGGTACTGGGTGAGAGGAAGACTTTGTCTGTTCTCGCTGCGTCTTCGACGGGCGAGAGGTCAGCTAATCAGGGGTGGAGTAGAGCGCGCCGTACTAACCGGTTTCCAGTGACAATGCTGGACCAGCGGCCCTGCGTTTCGGGCCGACCGTTTGGAGCGTAAAGGAGTGTGTATTTAGTAGGCCATTAGGGTCTAGCTAGGAAGTGAAACGATAAGTCC